GTTGACGATCCGAAGTCGTCCGATAAAATTGAGACGTGGTATCAGAAAACGTATCTGAGCAACGCTTTGTGACGGCTACTGAAATTCGTCAAAAAATTTCAGCGTTTTAGCAGGGAATTTCGCAACGATAGCGAATACACTTTAACTGTCGAGGTACAATGTTATGCCTACCGTACGAGGACGCGGAAATAGTTTGAAAGAGAGTTGCATTCCTGCAGCTTCTCCGGTCTACGACCCCTCCGCGATTTATGTTGATCCGGTACTCACCCGTCCGTTGGCACGCACCAGTGCGGTCAAGTGGCGGTCGAACCGCATCAAGCTCGAGAGCGAGCGGAGGTACACGCCGTGAAACTCGGGATCAATCTGCTCGCGAATCTCGTGGGCGAAATGGACGTCTCCACGATTCCGGTCGCTGCCGGAGTCGACGTCGATGCGATCAAGAAAGGCGACGATGACCCTTATGAGGTCGTGGTCGCCATTCCGGCGTCTCGGTCGAAACGCGGGTGGCGCTATCAGCCGGAAGCCATTATGAACGTCGTCACCGAAGTGCAGAACGCTACACTCAACGGCTACCTTGGCCACCAGAAGCCTGAGGACGTCGATTCGGAGTTCAAAACGCCGGTCACCCATTGGATCGGAGCGACGTACGACGAGACGAAGAAAATCGGCTATTTCCGAGGGGTGATCGACAAGTCCGCGTCTGACCTCAAGCGGTGGATTCGCGCAAAGCGCATCACCCAGGTGTCTATTTTCGGCAAGCCGACCATCAAGGTCGGGACCGGCGATCCGGAGGTCGTGGGGTACAAGCCGTACTCTATCGACTGGACACCGCTAAACCGTGCCGGGATGCCGACGCAGATCGTCGCGAGCGGAGAGATGGTGTCGTGTTACGACTCGCTCGATCCTGATGAAGTGCTTGTCGGGGAGATGCGCGAGCTGCAGCTGACCCCTGAACTCGCCGGTGAGCTGGATGGTAGCTTCGAAGAGCTGAAAAACGCGATCGATATCGCCGTGAATACGAGGCTGGTCGGTGTCGCGAAGGACGCATACTGCTATACCGTGAAGACCTATGACGACCACGTAGTCGCCTACCTGTCAAAGCCTGGTGGGGTGACCTACTACGATATTCCTTACACGATCACCGAAGGCAAGGTCAGCCTCGGCGACCCTGTCGAGGTACGAAAGGTTGAATCCTACGTGCCGGTAGGGGAAATGACCACAAACGATGGAGGCGAATCCATGACCAAAGCTGAAATGCTTGCGGAGTTGCAGCGTATGCTCTCCGCAGGGGAAGTCAGCCTGCCGGAGCTCACACCGATCGTAGGCGAGACGGCTCCCAACGGCCTTTCCCTCACTGAGCTGGGGCAGACCCTGGGAGTTACCGGGGAGATGTCCACGGACATGATCATCACCTGGAAAGAAACTCACGATCGCGTATCGGCGGAAGCGTCCGCCAAGGCTCGCGGCGAGGTCGTGGAGTCTCTCATCCAGGAGAAGGTGACCGGCGAAATGGCGCAGAAATTCGTGCGCGACTTCTTTGAACCGTCCGGCACCACGACCGAGGAGCTGTCAGGAGAATTGGCGACCTTCCTTGCGGAACCGCGCACCAAGGATCACCTGCAGCAGTTGACGAAGGTAACACCGTCCGTCACACGACGCGGCGACGGGAACCAGACCTCCGGCGGCACTTCGCGCAAGACTCGCCGAATCGGCGACTAATTCGCGCACGACCTACCTTAATCTTATGAGGTGATACGAAATGGCTGGAAAATATTCTGACGGCAGAAGTGTTGTCGTCGCTGCCCCTTCGGGCGGCACCACCGTCGGTCGGTTTTACTATGTCGGCGGTTTCCTCGGGTGCGCGTTCCGGACCGTGCTCATCGGTGAGTCGGTCGCGCTGAACATCGCGCAGGAAGAGTTCGAGACGACTCAGATCAAGTCCGGTGACACCTTCGCGGCGGGCACCGATATCTTCTGGGATCAGGACAACGTGCGGTTCACCGAGACCCCGACCGCCGTGTACGCGGGTCGTGTCACGGAAGCGAAGGCCTCCGGCCGTATCGCCTTCGTGCTCGCCGCCATTCAACCGGCAGGGGACGCGGATGAGCTGGCGCTCGCAGCCGTGATCGGTGATCCGGCGGACCTGGACACCACCGAAAAAGCGGAGGTCGTCGGTGCCATCAACGAGCTGCATACCGAACTCAGTGCGTTGCTGCTCGGTGTCGCTGGCGGCTATGCGCTGGCACGTGGTGTCGCCAATGTCACCGGTACGGCGGATATCACCACCGGTCTCGCGACCGTCGTGGCGTTCTCAGCGACCCTCGCGGTGGATCCGTCAGCTGACGCGACCGTCGTGAGCGGAGTGATACCGGCGCAGTCCGGAGGCACGGCAGGTCACCTGACTCTCAAGGTCTGGAAGCCGACCGCTGCCGACAACTCGGTACCGACTGCCGGTCTCGTCGCCAAGGCGGTGTCGTGGATCGCCATCGGAACCCCTGCGGCCTAACCTCCGCTGACGTTTGAACGAAAATATGAGGAGTTGACTCAGATGAATTACCGCGTGATCTCACACGAAGACCTGCTGAAACAGGCGCGTGAACGCACCGTGAAGATGCAGATTCCGTTCACCGTTGGCGGTCAGACCTTTATGGTCGAAAAAAGTATCGTCGGCGGGGAGATGGAACTGCTCGGACTGGACCGGCCCGTAGGTGAAATGATCGCCTCGTCCGACGGGCTGCAGGACATCCTGCGCAAGGTCGTCCTGGATGTGGAGCTCGGTCGCGAGAGCGTACCACTGCTCTACGAACCGATCTACTCCAGAGTGAGCGACCCCAACCTGCCGCGCTTGATCCAGGCGGTCAACAAGCAGTGGGGTGTGGTCGTCTTCACCGAATGGTTCGAAGGCCAGGAAATCAAGATGGGTAAGCTGGACACCGCGCAGGGTCCGACCGCTACCCTCGGCACCATCGCCGCTGCCTTCGAGTACACCGAGGACATGGCGGAGTGGAACGAAACCTGGGCCATGGAGCAGATGAACACCGCCATGGGCGAGGCGTACAACGCCAAGCTCAACCAGATGCACTTCGCGCCGATCCTGGACTTCTCCTACACGTCGGCCAACCAGACGGCAGCGAATGCCACCGGCACCACGTTGACCGAGAAGATGCGCCTGACCTTCCAGGCCGGTCTGAAGAAAGCTGCCGTCGCCAAGCGTCCGCCCAGCATCCTGCTCGCGCACTCCTCCAGAAAGTGGGACATCGAACCGGCGTTGGAAGCCTTCGAAGTCGCGGGCACGAAATACAAGGCGCTGTCCGACCTGTCCACCATCATCTATTATGACGGGTACACGATCACGGTCGGCGACAAGACCTACACCTACGCCGGAGTAGGGACCGACAAGGGGTACCTGATCCGTCCGAAGATCGGATTCAACGAGTACGTGAAGCACGACCTGCGGGTGGACGCGGACAACGCCGACATCAGCCGGTTGATCGAAGCGCAGATCGTGGGACGTTCGCGTCGTGGTCTGTACGCGGCGATCGCGGCGAATGTGCACGAGTGCACGCTGCCGTCGTAAGGGTTGATCGGGTACAGGACGTACGGTAGGTAGGGTGATCCTGCAGTTCTTCTGAGGTGGAGAATCATGGCAACGGCTGATGTCACGTGGATGCGTCAAGTGCTGAACGAGCGTGTCCCGAAAGACCAAACTGAAGAAGACACAAACTTCACCGACGAAGAACTGCAGGGTCTGCTCACTTCGGAGTCGAACAAGTACTACGCGGCGGCACAAGGCTGGATGCTGAAAGCCGGGAAATGGCTCGACGGTACTATCCAGAGTATCCGCGCTGGTGATGAGCAAACGGTGTTCGTTGATCCGGCAAAGGCGTACGATTCGTGTGTAAAGATGTCGGAGCACTATAAGAGGCTCGGAGGTGGGGGGTCACGGATGATGGTGATCGTCGACGAGACGACGGAACCCGCACCGACAAACGACTTTAGTCGCATGCTAGGGGAGAAGTTCAGTGCCGAAGGTTTCTGAATTAGCGAGAGCTCGGAGGCTAGCAACGACAGCGTCGATCGACCTGAACCCGACGACGGTCGTGGTCACGCGGATAAAGCGCACGAAAAAAGGCGGAGGATTCGAAGAGAAGGACTCGGTTCTTTCTCCGCAACGGGTACGGATCTACCAGACCAGCAAAACGATCGTAGAAGATACCCTAGAGCAGACCGGGAACGTACGAAGAGCCCAGGGATGGGGTATGCTACTCTCGTGGAACGGAAACGTCGAAGTTGACGAGTATACGAAGGACTCGTTTAATGTGGTTGGTCTCGGCCATTTCCAGGTCCGACGCGTCAATCCGCAATTCGTTGATAGAATTTGCGTCGGTATACAGTGTGAGCTGTACAAGGAAGAATCCTGATGCCGGTTGAGGATTCGATATCTCGAGATTTTTCGGCGCTCATTAGCCGACGGATGGCCGCTTCCTTCATATGGCTTGATCTGCAAGGTCGCCGTATGGAAGGCGAGATGAAGCAGGCACAAGGGTCGGCGACTGGCGCACCATGGACGGACAGGACGAGCCTAGCTCGCCAGGGATTGTGGGGCAAAGCTCGTCGCTACGGACGGTGGAATATTCGGCTCACACTGAGCCACACGATGGACTACGGGAAATGGCTGGAAATCGCCTGTAAAAAAGGCGACCAACGCGGGACCGACGGACCGGGACCCTACGCCATTCTCTTACCGACCTTGTCGCGGCACTGGATCGAGATCAATACCGGTGTCGTAAAGATATGGGATAGGCCGTTTAATGCGTGAAGCCGTTCGACAAAAGCTCATAGCAGAAATCCCGGCATTCGGTGAACGTGTTTACGAACCGAATGTCGCAGGCATGGATGAGCAGAAACCGTTCGCGGTCGTACAGTTCGGTCCGGACGACGACGAAGCGGAGTGGGTCGGGTTTCGCCGCACGATTTTGATCTATCTCCTGGAGAAAATCGAGTCCTACAAAGCTCTCGATATTACCCAGGAACTCGTGATAAATGCGTTGAAGAATCCGCTGGTCACTGAGGACGGGGTCGTATTCACGCTCGTATACAGCGGTGCGCTCGGCGAAGATATGCACAATGCCGAGCATGCGGCCCTGTTCCGAATCCTACGCTTTCACGTGTACGCACTGCAGCCGGTAGAGGTCGCGGAAACGTATGCGGCAGATAGCTGGGTCGATTCGCTGAAAAACTGGACAAACGAACTGTTCAATCCGAGTGAAGAAATCCCGTGGAATGTCTACGAGAATCAGTGGCCGCTCGGGTATCTGAAACCAGCGGTTCTCTGGAGGCTAGCCGCGTATCCGCGTATCGACGAAGAGGGGTTAGGGCAGTTCCGCGTCACGAAGTCCTTCCAAGGGCACGTGCTCGGCGATACTCCGAATCAGCAGGTACTCGGTATAGGGAAAGTCGTTGAAGAATTCGGTATCCAGTTGAAGATTCCGGTCGTCGGTCCCGATAACTGTCTGTATATGACACGACGAGAATTGTCGGTCGATATGGGCGCTGACCCGATTCGTACGGGACAAATCTCCGTCACCTTCGACCGGCTAACGCGGAAACCGTTTATCGAAGACCCGCTAATCGGCGAGGTACTTCTCGAAGGGCGATCCATATGAAAGCGTCGACCTATACGCGTGAAGAGTTGATCGCAAACGCCGTAGCCATGGGCTATCGTGCTCCAGAAATGGCGGCTGGTTTGCGGTTGCAACCGGAGAAACTCCGGTTTACCGTCGCGCAAGCGAAACATCTCGTAGCGCGAGTGAGGAAAGAGGAGGTTAGATAATGGCAGGCGGCACGTGGTCAGAAACTGACCGACCAGTTCTCCCTGGTTTCTACCTGAACTTCAAGGCAGCAGCCTTAGCCAGTATTGCACTGGGTGAGCGTGGTGTGGTGCTGCTGCCTGTCTGCGCTCATTGGGGTCCCGATCTCGAGTTCGTCACGATCGAGCGGTTGGCGGATGCCGTCAACTACTTCACGACTGACGTCACGGGAAGTGCGACCGCCTATGACGCGATCCGACTGGCGCTGATGGGCGGTGCGAAAACTGTAATCGCCTATCGCATGGCTTCCTCTGCTGCGGCAAAAGGCGCGATTACGCTGAAGGACACGACCGGAGGGTCAGCGGTCAGCGTGATGACATTGACGGCGTTCTACAAAGGTGCGCGTGACCTCAAGGTCACCGTGCGGACGAATGCGATCGATTCCGGTAAGAAGGATATCTTGCTGTACGACGGCACGACGCTGCTGAAGACCTGGGTCGTCAGCGGTACCGTCATTCAGAGTGCGGTCGATACCATCAATGCCGACAGCGGCAACCTGATCGTCGCCGCGAAGCTGGCGAGCGGCAATGGCGTACTCGCCGCGATCACGACCCAGGACCTCACCGGAGGCGACTCCGGGATTAGCGGTCTGGTGGTCGGCGACTACACCGACGCGATGGACGCGTTCGAGACGCAGACGTTCAACACGCTGGCACTGGACGGCATTTCGAGCTCGACCATTCAGACGGCGTTCGTTACCTGGGTCAAGCAGGTACGTGCCGAAGGCAAACTGATCCAGATGGTCATGGGCGGTTCGGCGGCGAACGACATCGACGCGACGGCGGTCACGATCGCCACCGGTCGGTCCAACACCGACTATGACGAAGCGGGTATCATCAACGTCGGGGTCGGAGGGATTCTCGACGACGTGAGCTACTCGTCAGCCATGGTCGCGTGCTACGTGGCCGGTCTCATTGCCGGGAAGAACCTGAACGAGAGCGTGACCTATGCGCCGACGCCGTTTAGCGACGTGACGCGCCGGTGGACGGCGGCTGAACAGCGACTGGCAGTGACCAACGGGGTGTTCCTGCTGGTGAACGACGGTCGAAAGGTCAAGGTGCTGAAGGGTATCAACTCTTTGAACACCTTGTCCGGCGACATGAATGCGCAGTGGAAGAAAGTCCGTACCATTCGGTCCATGGATGCGATGAGTACGGACATGCTCCGGACGGCGGAAGACCTCTACATCGGCAAAGTGAACAACAATGCCAACGGTCGTGGGGCACTCATCGAAGCCTTCAAGGAGTACATGCGCACCATGGCGATGGGTGGGGTCATCGAAACGACCGGATGGGTCGTCGAGCTCGATCCGGACTACTACGGCGCGACTCCGACCGGTACCCTCGATCCGGACCAGGTCGCCGTGAAGTGGGAAGCCTACATCACCGACTCCATGGAGCAAATCCTGGGCACGTTCATCGTGAAATAGGCTGCCAGAGATTCTGGCGGATATCACTGTAAGGGAGCATAGACATGCTGGATTCGAGTCGGGTTATCAATGGCAGCTTCGGGACGGTCGTCGACGACGGCGGTAAGTGGCTGTCCAATTACAACAAGCTGGAGGCGAGTGTCGAGGCGGACAAGAAAGAGCTGAAGCTCAGCGGTCGTTTATGGACGGCTCACAAGATCGTGGGCTTGAAAGGGACCGGTACCGTCTCGGGATTCAAGGTGGACTCCAGCATGCTGCAGCGTGGGTTCAAGCCGTTTCAGCTCACGACGAAGGTGGACGATCCGGAAGCCTTCGGCGCGGAAACGATCGTGCTGCATAATGTCATCGTGGACAAGCTCCACCTGGCGAACTGGGAAGCTGGTACCGAGGTCACGGAAGAGGTACCGTTCACCTTCGAGGGCTTCGAGCTGAAGGACCCGATCGGCGGGGGCACGTCGATCAAAGCGGATATCCTCGCGAAGCTCGGAGACCTCGCGGTGGCGCTGACGATCAAAGTCGGGTGAGAATAGGCTCACCATATCGTCCGTTACGGACCGTTTACCCTAACGCATAGGGAAACCTACAAAGAAGGGCAAGAACATGGCAGACAAACCGAAATACGAAGAGCAGTTACAGGCACTGCTTTCCCGTGATGTGGAAGAAGTACCGGAGTGCCCAGTCGTGATCGACCGGCTGGTACTCCGGTTCAACGTCAAAGGACTGACGGCGAAGTCCATCTACCGTTTACGACGGCAGGCTACCAGGAAGGTGAAAGCGGATCGCACCGGAGAAACGGTTGAATCGCTGGATGACGAGGCGTTCAACTCCGGTTTGATCGTCGCGGGGTCAGACTTTCCGTGGGGGGACTCCCGGCTGATGGACAAGTACCAAACCAGCACCCCTGACGAGCTGGTGAAGCGCATGCTCCTGGCCGGTGAGCTGTCGAACCTCGGGGACAAAATCCTGGAACTGTCGGGGTACGATACGTCGGTTGAAGACGTAAAAAACTCATAAAGGGCAGTCCAACCGCCTACGCGCTGCACGTTATCTTCCAGCGCCAAGGAGTACTGCCCGGAGAATTTTACGAACTTCCGCGATTTGAGCAGCTCTTCCTCCTCGCGAGTACCGAGCTGTACGTCGAAGAGGTGAAGTCTAAAGACTGAGAGTGTGATATGGCTGACAGTCCTGGGGATAAAGCATACCATATAGACGTCGTGTTCAGCGTCAAGGGCGAAGGTCCTGCCAAGGCGAAGATCACAAATGTCGATAAGGTGATGCAGCACTCACAGAAAACGGCGAAAGCCTTAGGACGCACCTCTCCCAATGTGCGTGTTCGCGGCACGGATCGGGCGACCCCGGTCATGAATAAGGTCCGTGCCGGTCTACGCTTCTTCAACCGACCGTTTACGGTCACGATCCGCGCACGTGAATTCGTCTCCAGAACGATCAATACGCTTGGAGGTGCACTCGGCAACATTGGTCGTATCATTTCGAGTCCGCTCGCCTTTTTCGGGATCATGGGCGCAGGGGTCGGACTCACCGCACTCGTTAAAGATTTCATGATGACGGCAGGTCAGGCGGAAACGCTCG